CTGATCGACTACCAAACCAAGAATCCCGACGCGGATCAGTGGGAAATCGTCGAATTGCCGGCGATTTTGAATGAAGACACCGACAGCGAGAAGTCGCTTTGGCCAGAACAATGGCCGCTTGACCAGTTAAAGAGCAAAAAAGCCAACATGGACCCGCGTTTTTGGAACGCGCAGTACATGCAGCAGCCCACGGCGGACACTTCGGCGGTAGTTTCGCGTAAACATTGGCGGATTTGGCCTAGCGATGACGCGCCCACATGCGAGTACATCATTCAGTCTTGGGATACGGCGTTTGAAACCAAGAACAACTCGGACTATTCGGCATGCACCACGTGGGGCGTGTTCTATAACGAAGAGGAAAACAACACGCCGCAGCTAATACTATTAGATGCGTTTAAGGATCGGATGGCGTTTCCTGAATTAAAGGCGATGGCGCACAAACATTGGAAGGAGTGGGACCCAGATGCCTTCATTGTGGAGAAAAAGGCAGCAGGCGCGCCACTTATCCAAGAGTTACGGAATATGGGTATTCCCGTTCAGGAATTTTCGCCTAGCCGCGGCAACGATAAGATGGTTCGGATGAATGCCGTGTCGGACTTGTTCCATTCAGGCAAGGTATGGGCGCCAGATACGCGCTGGGCGCGCGAAGTCATAGAAGAACTGGCAGCTTTTCCGGTAGGCGAGCACGACGACTACGTAGATACGACCACGCAAGCCCTGTTACGATATCGCCAAGGCGGGTTTATTTCGCTCGATTCAGACGAAAAAGACGATCCGTCATTTTTCCGACGCAGAACCGCGGCGTACTACTAATTTAAAGAGATACTGATGGCCACTAATGTAGACAAGGCGCTTTATCGGGCACCGCAAGGTATTGACGATCTAGCCGCTGACGAATCCGATCTTGAGATTGAGATTATTGATCCAGAAGAGGTCAATATTAAAGCCGGTCCTTTGGACATCAAGATTAAGCCAGAGGATGGCGAAGACGATTTCAACGCTAACTTGGCCGAAGAAGTTTCTGCGGATGATTTGGAATCGCTTGCTAGCGAGTTAGCGGAAGAAATTTCTAATGACACTGGCTCACGCAAAGACTGGGAAAAGTCCTATAAAGAGGGGCTGAAACTCTTGGGCTTGCAGTACGAAGAGCGCACAGAGCCGTGGAACGGCGCGTGTGGCGTGTTCCATCCGATGATTACTGAGGCAATCGTACGATTCCAGTCCGAGGCGATCACGGAGTCATTCCCTGCGCAGGGGCCTGTGCGCACCAAGATTCTGGGTAAAGAGACTCCGCAAAAGAAAGACGCTGCGCAGCGCGTCGAGGAGGACATGAACTACGAGCTTACGGAGGTAATGCGCGAGTTCCGGCCAGAGCATGAGCGCATGCTGTGGAGCCTACCTGCTACGGGTAGTGCGTTCAAGAAAGTTTATTTTGACCCGTCGTTGGGGCGGCAGGTGTCGATGTTTGTGCCGGCCGAAGACATTATTCTGCCGTACGGGGCGACGGATCTGGACACTTGCTACCGGGTAACGCACGCCATGCGTAAGACCGAGCAGGACATTATTAGGCTGCAGCAAGAGGGGTTCTATCGGGATATTGAGCTACCCGACCCCAGCCGTGAGCAGACGGAGATCCAGCGCGCCAAAGACAAAGAAACCGGGTTCACCGACCTTAACGACAAGCGCTACGTTGTGTATGAGGTGCACGTTGATCTAGACTTGCCGGGGTTCGAGGACAAGGACAAAGACGGCGAAGAAACCGGGGTTGCGCTGCCGTACGTGGTCACGTTCATCAAAGGATCGAACGACATTCTGGCCATCCGGCGCAACTGGCGGGAAGACGACGAGCTTCGGCTAAAGCGCCAGCATTTTGTCAAGTACGACTACATCCCCGGCTTCGGGGCGTACGGGTTCGGGCTGTTCCATCTGATCGGTGGGTTTGCCAAGTCGGCAACCAGCATCATGCGCCAGCTTGTGGACGCCGGGACTCTTTCCAATCTGCCGGGTGGGTTGAAGTCCCGTGGGCTGCGGATCAAGGGTGATGACACGCCGATTGCTCCGGGTGAGTGGCGCGATGTGGACATTGGCTCTGGAGCGCTGCGCGACAACATTCTGCCGCTGCCATATAAAGAGCCGTCAAACGTCCTGTACCAGTTGCTGTCCACGATCGTGGAGGAAGGGCGTCGATTTGCTGCGACTGCGGATATGCAGATCAGTGACATGTCGGCTCAGGCTCCAGTAGGGACCACGCTCGCATTGCTGGAGCGCCAGCTCAAGGTAATGACGGCGGTGCAGGCGCGCTTGCACTACAGCTTCAAGCAAGAACTGCGCCTGTTGGCGGGCCTTATTAGGGATTACACCGAGCCAACATACGACTACGATCCAGAAGATGGGCCTCGTAAAGCCAAGAAGGCGGACTACAACCATGTAGAGATCATCCCGGTTAGTGACCCAAATGCGGCCACAATGAGCCAGCGGGTTGTTCAGTACCAAGCCGTTATGCAGATGGCGCAGCAAGCGCCCGATATTTATGACATGCCACAGCTTCATAGGCGCATGTTGGATGTGTTGGGTATTAAGCATGCGGACAAGCTGGTGCCGTTGCCAGAAGACATGAAGCCGCGTGATCCGGTGACTGAAAACATGAACATGTTGAAGATGGAGCCGGTTAAAGCGTTCCTGCACCAAGACCACAAGTCTCATATTCAGGTGCACATGTCGATGACCAAAGACCCATCTATTATGGAGTTGGTCGGGCAAAGTCCGAATGCACCAAAGATGCAGGCCGCCCTAGCTGCGCATATTGCAGAACATATTGGTTTTGCATACCGGGAGCAGATCGAGCAGCAGATGGGCGCGGCGTTGCCTAAATACGATAGCGATCTTCCGCAGGAAGCCGAATATGCGCTGTCTACTTTAATGGCGCAAGCGGCCAATCAGGTCTTGCAAAAGAACCAAGGCGAGGCTGCACAACAACAAGCGCAGCAACAACAGCAAGATCCGCTTATTCAGATGCAGCAGCAAGAGTTGCAGTTAAAGCAACAAGAGTTGCAGTTTAAGCAACAAGAGTCCCAAGCCCGGTTGCAAATCGAGTCGCAGAAGGCGCAGCTTGATGCGCAGTTAAAACAGCAAGACATGCAGCTAAAAATGCAGCAAGCACAAGCGCAGGCACAAGTCGCACAGGCCCAAGCACAAGCGCAGGTCGGCAAAAATGCTTTGGATCAGGCGCGCCTTGAGTTGGATAAAGCCAGACTTGAGTCCGACATGGAGTTGGCGGGCATGAAGATGGGCGCGCAGATTGAAGAGAGCAAGAACAAACAGTCTGCCCAGCACGAAATAGAAGGACTTCGGATTGGCGCGGATATTGCCAAACACAAAGCCGAGATTGCGCAACGCACACAAGCTACCAGAAAGGGAACTAAAGAATGATTGCGGAATTTACTCGCGTAATTAGGGAGAAGTTGCGCGAAGACATGAACAACTACACAGACGATATGGCTAATGGCGTTTGCCAGTCGTTTGAGCAGTACCAGAAACTCTGCGGGGTGATCCAAGGTCTAGCCATCGCAGAGCGTTACGTTATTGACCTTGCTAAAAAAGTGGAAGACGCCGATGAATGAAGATTTAACCCAAGAACAACGCGCAAAGACTGTGCCGGACCCCACGGGATGGAAGATTTTGTGCGCTCTCCCAGAAGTAGACGATACGTTTGAAGGGACCACCATAGTTAAAGCCGATACGTTTATGCGGCAAGAAGAGCACGCCAGCACGGTGCTTTTTGTAATGAAGGTAGGGCCGGATGCGTATAAAGACACTGCCAAGTTCCCGTCTGGGCCTTGGTGCAAGGAAGGAGATTTTGTTCTTGTACGTACCTATTCCGGTACGCGTTTTAAGATTTTCGGCAAAGAGTTTCGTCTGCTCAACGATGATCAGATTGAAGCGGTTGTCGATGATCCCCGTGGCGTTAGCCGCGCATAAGGAGTAATCATGGCTGAAGAATTTAAATTCCCGGATGAAACCGATAACGCCGTTCAAGTTAATTCGCCTGTAACGGACGAGATTGAAGTCGAGATTATTGACGATACTCCTTCGCAAGACAGGGGTCGCAAGCCGCTCGAGCGGGAAGTCGAAGACCCGTCCGACGAAGAAATTGACTCTTATTCCGACAAAGTAAAGGTACGGATTAAGGAACTGACGCATGCGCGGCATGATGAACGCCGGGCAAAGGAGGCCACTCTTCGGGAGAAGCAAGAGCTTGAGCGGTTTGCTCAACAGCTTCTTGAAGAAAACAAAAACCTTAAACAGTATGTAGATACCGGCACCGAGCAGTATGTGATTACTGCAAAGGCCGCGGCCGAAGCAGAGCTTGAAAAGGTGCGCCGCCAATACAAGGACGCACAAGAGGCTTTTGATACAGACGCTATTATTGCTGCACAGGAAGCGCTGACTGAAGCAAAGCTGAAACTGGAATCTATTAAAAATTTCCGTCCAGCCCCTTTACAACAGCAAGAAACTCCTGTACAACAGCAAACATACGCACCGCAGCCGGTGCAACCAGACGAAAAGACGCTGCGCTGGCAGGCTAAAAACCAGTGGTTTGGGGCAAACGGCTACGAGGAAGTT